GCCCTTTGTGCAACATAGTAGCCAATAGCCATGTCACTGCTAAAAATGCTATCGAGGGTGTCATCAACATCAACAAGAACACAGCTTGCAAATTGTCTGAGTGGCGTCCTAACACCCGCCATAACTGGAGTAGGAATGTTGATTTTGTGTGTGCTGATTGCTTCGTAGTATCTTCTGACATATTCTAACCTTGTGTCTTTAGGGTATTTGGAAAACAATGTAGCAGCAATCATGATATACATCTGTTGAGGTGTCTCAAACAGGTAACCTGTGCTTCTATCTTGTACCAGATATTTATCGCATACTTGTCTCAAGCCTGCGTATGTAAACAAATAGTCTCTGTCGTGGTCAACATAAGACTCTATCTCTTCCCACTCTTCCTCAGTATATACTGTGAGTAATTCTTCATCGTACATACCATGGTCTACACACTTACAAATATGATTGTAAAGTATAGGAGGTTTGTCTGGGTGGTATCCGAAGACTGCTTTCCTAAGACCAAACAGTAACAACCTTGCTGCAACATATTGATAGTTAGGAGTGTCTAATGATATCAAATCATTAGCAGAGCGTATTAGAATCTCTTGGATGTCTTCTGTCTTAATGCCATCGTAGAATTGTATTCCACTATTCATCTCTACTTGAGATGATGACACACCCGCAAGGTCTTCGCATGCTAACTCAACCATTGCGTGTACTTTGTCGAGATTTAGGGACTCGACAGACCCATCTCGTTTAACAACACTGATTCCGTTGCTCATACTTTCTTCCAGTCTGTAAATTTAATTTGTGCTTCTAACCCTGAGTAGGTGTTTGATTTTATTATAGCATAGGGATTCTCCCCTGCTAATACCATGTCATTGATGTCCTTCAATCTAAGATTCTTGGGCCAGATGACAAGGGACTCATTCGATTCGATACAAGATTGCATTCTCTGTACAATCTGTTTGTTTCTTGGCTCGTTGTCGAAGACCCAAATCCGTAAATCATATTGTAGATTCCGATGGTCGACATCGCTCCCACACATAGCAATAGCGTTGGGAAGAAAGCAGGAGTCAAAGGGACCTTCCGTGACATAAACGGTTTCATTTTTTTCAATTTTGTCTTGTCCAAATAATTTTAATTGGTCATCAAACATTACGGTGATGTATCGTAAGTCTGTATACTTCTCCAAAGAGCGACCCTGCACTCCAAACCACGTACCATCATCACTAATGAGTGGGATAATAATTCTAGGTTTGTCGTGTGTAATTTTTTCAAATGTTTTCTTATGGGTATTGACCCATGACATGAATTTATCAACGTAGTAGAAACGACTCAGTTGTGCCTCAGGTATCTTCCTATCCAGTAAATATTTCTTAGCTGGGTGAGAAGTATTTAGGTCTGAGATTCTTTGAGCAGACGGATTCTTTTTGAAGTTAGGTTTCGCTGATGGTATCTTTGGTGAGGGTGTATGTCTACCCTTACCAGTCATGCCTGACTTGTATTTTTCCATGACAAATTGGTCATACACATCAGGTGCTTGGTCTTTCAAGAAGTTACCAAGAGACCTACCAACACCACAGTTATGACACTTGTAAATGTATTCTGATTTCTTCAGAAAAAAATACCCTCGTGCTTTACTCTTATTCTTCTGAGAGTCTCCGCAGTAAGGGCATCTGAAATTGTACAGTCCACGTTTGACATGCTTGTATCTGTCAAGACGTGAGCTGATTAACCGAATGTATTTGTCTTCGACGTAGTCCAATCTACCCTTTCTACTGTGGGTATCATACTTGTATTATTGGAAGGTGTCAAGCCTTGTAATATTCTTTGTCCTAGAGGGCTAACAAGGAAAGATACAATGGTAAGACCTCCTGCTATTGACCACATCTTCTTCTCCATCAACCTGAGTCTATCATCTACCTTTCTTATATCTCTCTCGCATCCTTTCTTTATAGCACTTGTCTCTCTATTAACATCAGCAGACAATCTGTCTATCTTTTCAAATAATACTTCGTCTATCTTGTCTTGCTTATCTAGTTTCTCATTATGGACAGCAAGAAGTTGACCCATCTTTACAGAATTTTCCTGCAGGGTATCAACGACTTTCTCTAGTCTTTCTATTATTGCTGAATTAATATCAGACATTATACTCTCAGTGCTGCTTGTCTCTTATCCCAATAAAACTTAATCACTTCGTTTGGATATAAACGCTTGACTGAAATCTTTTTAAAATTCTCAGGGCGATACATCTTTCTCAATTCTATCTTCAACTTTGCTTCGGACTTGGAATATAGTACGTATGACTCTGCTCCATCATATGATATTTTGAATGGTAGGTAACCACTCTTGTCTTCAACTGCTTCACCTATGCCGACATTCTTAATCACATGACCTTTCGGTTTGTATTTCCTACGCTTTACCTTAGCACTCATCAATGGGTCGAATCCTGCATTAGGACCTGTGGGGGCAGCACTTCCAGTGAAACCTCCATTGCCGACACTCATTGTAGGTGCATCTTCATTCATAATGCGTTAAGTAAATCGAGCACATCGTCATCAATATTTATGTTGCCAAATATTCCAGTGTTTTGTGTGTCTGGTATTCTATTTAAGTATACAAGAAATGTTTTTATGATTGCGTAGTATTCTTCACCCAACTTATACATCAAAAGAGGGACAGTCCCCTCTCCAAAAACATTGAATAAAATAATAAGGTGGTTAAGAATCAAGTTGACTCTCAACACACCTGTCTTAAGGTATCTTTTTAGTAGTCTTTTAAGATATTTAAACTTCTTCATGTCCTCCATGAAGTCATCTACGGTAACTGATTGTGGGTTATCGTAATGCTTGATGGCGAACATGAGATAGTTTTTCTCATTTAGTTCATCAAATCTCATTATAAAATTTAGTTACTAACTACCGAATGTTAGAGTTGCTGCTCCGTCGGTATACTTTTGGACTGCACCTTTGCTTGAGTTAATCACGCAACGATACTTATATCCGTCAAGTGAATCATCACCTAGTCCACTGTAAGCAAGTGTTGCTGTAGTGAAGTCAGCGTATGTGATACCAGTATCAAGTGAAGCACTTACATCTACCCAACGAGTAGTTGCACTCTTGGTCTGACGTTGCCACTTGTATGTGATAGTACCTGACTGGTCTACTGTTGCTGCTGCAACAAATGTGCCTGCACCACTAGAAGATGTAGATGCTGCTGGCTGTGTGCCAACTGTGATTACCTCTAATACATCTGCTGCTAGTGTATCATCAGCCATGTCTCCTGCGTTTCCTGCAGTTGCCTTAGCTGGTGCGATGTATTCTGCTTTATGTTTGGTGTCACCGTTGTGTGTCTGATAAGTGCGATACTGCCACCAACCAGGTCCAGTGATTCCTCTAGACTTGTTGGATGCAATGTCCTGCTCAGTTGTGTCAACGAAGACCAACTCATAAGAGTTACTATCTCCACCCTTGACTACAAACTCAGCGACTGCCTTAGGAGCAGTACGTCTGATAGCACCAGACAATGAAGCATTAGTGCTACCCGCATATGTTGTATGCAATTCGATTGCAGTGGTTGATGTAACTTCTCTTACAATGTAGTTAACGCTATTAAGCACCAAGATATCGCCAACATCGACGGAATCAGCAGCATTCTTCGTAACTGTTGCGTCACCATTAGTGACACCTACGTTATTGCCAAAGGTGGAAGCGTCTATAGTACCTAAAATAGACATTAGTTTCTCTAATAATTTTTTCCTATAAGTTATTTATAAGAATTACTCTCTAGTTGCTAGTGCAGACTTAACTGTCTCCAATAGCTTGTCGTCCATGTCTGTCTTAGTAAGTTTAACTGCCTTACCTAGAATGACTAGACATAAGTCGATTAGTTTCTCTCCCAACTCAGAATCGTCTGGGATTTTGTTTACTGCATCTGATACAATTTTAGATGCAAATGGTAGTAAAAATGATAGCATGATTAAAATTCAAACGGTACATTATATAGGCTGTTTACCTTGCATTTGTTGGTCATGGTCTTTAGTAAACTGTATCATTCTTTCTTTCATTCTATCTGTAGACTCTTTCATTCTCTTTGCCTTTGCTGCATCATAGAATTTCTTATTCTGTCCTATGGCTTTCTTTGCAGTCTCTTTATCTCCTGCAACTGCAGCTTTACCTCTCTTAACTTCTGCTGCCTTTGCTGCATCAATTAATTTATTAGCAGAGATTTCATGAAGTGTCTCTTCACCTACGTTTGATTCGTCTGGTGCTGTATCCACTGCTCCTTCTCCTTGTGGTTTCTTTGCACGTTTAGCACGCAATGCATCGTATGCTGCTTCACGCATCTTAATTACTTTACTCCTGACCTTACGACGATTCAATAGGTATTTGTCAGACTTATCATGGTCACCATCGTTGTCGATGTCCTTGTCTTCCTTACCTACTGCGTCAAGTTTCTTTTCGTCTAGTTTGGTTTCTTTCATGAGGTCTTCCTTCTTGGGGTTAATAACAACGTTTCCTTTCTTCTTAGTAGTAAGAAAAGACTTTTCACCTGGGTTGGAGGGTTTCATTTTAGTTTATCTCTCCCATTTTTTCCAACTCCGCATCGGAAAATAATCCCGACTTAGACAATTTATTTATAAAGTCAGAAGGTTTCTCGTCTTCTTTGACACAATTAGGGACTTGTTTTCCACCCTTCATCTTAGTGCCAGATGCCTTGTAACCTTTCCAACATGTAGATGCACCAACGTTTTTACGTGCCTGCTTAAGTCCTTCTAACATGAGTTGATGTACGTCATCAATGTCTACACCTACTACACTTTCCTTAGCAGTTACACCTAAATCGCCTGCCTCTTTTGCTGTCTTCTCTCCTTTCTTTCCGACAACAATGTAACGACCATCAGCCTTACGTCCTGTGATGAGCATGGAGTTTCCTCCTGAGGATACAACACGACCTATGTTACGGTCATCCTTATGCTCTGCTTTCTTTTTCTTGACAGTTTCTCTGTCTACGTCGAAGCCTGCATACCCTTCTACCACTGGCTCGAATGTGTCAAGGACTTCCATGACTTTCATTACACCTTCGTGGAGACGCTTAGTCTCAGGAAGTTTATCTTCCTCAACCGCCTTAAGAATATATGACTGCTCTGTTGGAGTGTAGTCCATTAAAGCTGCAGACACTAACATTTCTAGTTTCATTTTTATAACACCTGATTGGTCTTACTGTTTTTATTTAGTCTTAGCAGACTTTCTAATACGTTGTTGAAAATCTGTAAAACTGACTACAGATTGCCCTGGAGTCATTGCTTGTAATGCCATTCTATAGTTGTCTGTACCTGCCTTCCATGTGTTACCACTGCCATCATCAGCAGAGTAATTGTTTTGGAGTTTGGTGGTATCAGCAGCACGTGCCCATGCAGCACGTGGGTCTTCCACTTCAGTTATATTCTTTAACCATACCTTTTCCTCATTGCCATCTGGCATTTGGAATACGACATGATTAGTGCCACGATGGACAACTTTTCCTATTAGTCCAGTGTCATCGTGCTCTACTATAGCACCTACCTTAAAGATATGGTTTAGCATATAGAAATCTCTAAACGAATCTGCATCTAACTTAGGTGCATACTCCCAGAGTGTCAACTCTTTGATTGACTTCTTGGTCTTCGTCTTCTTAGGAGGTGGTGTCATTCCAGTCTTCACGTCTGCCATCATCTGTTTGGAATGCTTTGAGGAGACACCCTTAGGCATGCCTGCATGGAATGAGTCATGGTCATCACTACTTGCATGCTTACGCATAGCAGATGCTGACAACTTCTCTACAGGGTCATCACTCTTAGGGTCTCTTGCTCCTGCTGATTTGATATTGATAGTCTTAAAGTTATAATGCACTCCATTATATTTGTTAGTCAACTTCTCAAACTCTTTTACTCTATCGTCTCCTACCACCATTGTTACGTGCTCATGACCCTCGTCATGTAGGTCACGCATTACATCAAATATATTTCTATGTGCTTCATTGTTTTGAATCTTGTCCTTGTGTGAGGGAAATAACTTCCTCATGTGGTCTACTTTTTGTTGTGCGGATAACGGATTCTTTTTGTGATCCTGACTACGGGATGGGTAGATTCTATAGTTTCCCGAGTCGCCTCCGTGCGCTTTGACAGCATCAAGTAACTTGCCATGGCCAGCGTGAGGAGGGTTAAAGCGACCAAAAGTAATAGCAACATGCTTGTCCTCTAGGTTACCAGAAGTCTTCTGACCTTTTTGACTTGTCGTGGGTTTCTTTGGTTTTTGTTGGGCACTCTTTGTTGCCTCAGTGATAAATTCTAAAAATTTCATTTACCCCAATCTTTTGCGACGGTGAAGTTTGCTCTAGAAAATTCTAATCTATCGACCAGTTTGAGTGCTGCACCATCTTTGATAGCGACAAACCCTTCTGGACTGGTTACCTTGTAACCATTTTCATCTTCTAAGAAGGTACCTACACCCTCTATCTTCTTCAGTTTATTTATGATTTGCTCTTTGGCAGTCATAAGGTCTTTGAAACCGCTAAGTGCGGAATACATGACAGACTTATTACTATTTAGATAAGCAAGAGCCTTATCACTCTTATCTTGCCATTGTTTCTGTGACTTTTCAGTCTTTTTCTTACCAATTTCCTGTTTAAAACGTGCATCTACGAAGGAAATATACCCCTGTGCCATAGCACGAGAGTTACTTGGTATCATACCTGAGCGTATCACTTGGTTGAAATACATTTTAAACAGAGAATTGTATGCAAATGACCCTGTCTCCTTATTGATAGTTGATAGAAACTTACGTCCTGCACTTAGATTACGTTTGGCAGATGCGATAGTTAGATTTATCTTTGACAACTCAGCAGGAGTTAGGTTTGCCATGCCATTTACATTAGTAAACTCTGAAGAGAATACTGCAACACTACCTACACCCTGCAGTGGTTTAACATCAACACCGAATGATGCAGCCATACTAGATATATCTGCTCCGTTGTATCTGGTATGAAATACTATACCTATCTTACTCTGTGATATCTGTCTACCTAAGTCAGAGTCTACCTCTACACAGTATGTTATAGTGTTTGGTTTGAAGACGTAACACTTCTTTCCTTTCATACTGACTATGGAAGGTCTTTTCTCATACAATAGGTCTCCCTGTATGACACCTCTGATAGGAAGTTTACTTAACTCAGCAAGACACATCTTAAGTATTGGATTCAATCCACTAGCAGGGTAATGCTCATCAACAAAATCATCTGTATAACATATCTTAGGTGTAGTCTTATTGAATACTGATTTGTTACCTACAAAAAACTCTCCTGTCTGTGGGTCAGTGCCACAAACTATAGCAGGAGCACCGTCCCATTTGACAGTTACCTTTGTGTTGCCACCACCTTTACCTGTGGTCAACATGTCTCGTAGACCTACAAGAAAATTAATACTGTTAGTAGCACCGTTATAACCAGAGTTAAATATGTCATCTTCTAAATGCTCCAGATGTGTATTCTTTGCCATACTTATATTATACTATACTGTGGTGTGAATGGGTAGTTGAGTGGACACTAATCTAACTGGATAAAAAAGATGAATCCAAGTCTAGGTCACGATTGCTCGCCCTAAGACCATTGATTTTAAGTGCCATTAGAAACGACCATCGTGCCTTCGACGCTGAGTTAGTCTTGATACGAATTCTAATACTACTATCTGTAACAGAGTTAGAGAAACGAGGGCATCCATATCCCTCAGGGTCTTTACCCATATAATATAGACCTCTGCCTTTGATTTGTATGTAGTAAGTATCCTTTGAGTTGTAATACTTTTCTACTTGCTGTGCAGCCTCTACTCCTTTTGCTAAAAACTTATCAGGAAAACGTTTTATATCTAATTTTCTAGCCTTATCACGGTCTGCAAATGGTGCTGATGATTTGACTACAAACTTAGCAGGCATATTCTTTTTAGGATTCCAATGCTCGTTTGCTTGACGAATGATGTCAAACTCCTCAGCAATACCTATCATAGTCTGTGCTGCTTCTTTCTTTGCTGTTGTTTTAGTCTTGTCTATAAAGAATTGTTTACTTGTAGTATCAAAGTCAAAATTCATCTGAGCAAAGTCAGCAGATAATTTCTCCTTTAATTCAAACTTGATTGTCTTAAACCCACTTGTCAATTCAAGGTCAGCCTTTGCTGAGTCAGCACCCGCAGGGTCAGACACAGTGAATCCTGAGTTTCTTAGAGCGAGTATTACATCTCTCTCATATATGAAACCCGCATTACCTGTGCCAATAGATGCAGCACTTATACCTTCACCATCGGTGAGAGGTTCGGTATCTGTTTTCCTCACCAGTTTTCGTTAAGTCTTCCTAAGTTATTTATCACTTGCTCTAAAATAAATCTTGGGTCTTCTTGTGACTCTTCTATTGTATCAAATGTTTTAGCAGGACCTAAGATTCTACATGCCTTAACAACATCACTATGAATTTGTCTTAGTCTCTTATCATTATACTGTGACTCTGTCCAGAAGACTGCTACATTTCTCTCACCACTTGTCACAGTAGATACTTGATGTGGTATACCGCAGTCATATGTTATCATCATTCCTGCTTCTAACTTTATCTTCTCAACTCTCTGGTCTACAAATAAACATAACTCTCCACCCTCATACTCTGATGAGTCAGAGAGAAACAATGTATTACTATAGTGACCATGTGTATAGTGGTCATGGTGTGGTTTATAATATCCACCTGTAGTAGTCTTAGAAAATATTATAGGACCTGAGTTAGTTGGCACACAAAAGTCAGCATACTCTACACAGTAATCAAGATTACGAAATATTGTGGAGCATGCATCTTGATATCCACTACCAAGTTGCTCAGATACCTCTTTGTTTTTCTTTATTGTATGACTGCCACGACCATCTACAGTATCGAGACCATCGTCCCATTGACATTTGTCAAGGTATCTCTTTACATCCTCTACTTGTTTCTTATTTAATATTTTTTGTATTATGTAACTCAAATGTCCCCAGGCTGACGATTCTCCGAGTAGTTTGTTTCAAACATTTGATTAGGATAACGTGCTGCTAACTTAAGAGTATTAGTATAGATAACCTCATCAAATCTTAGACCTAATGCTAGGCATGCTTGTGCAACATACCACATAACATCACCTAACTCTTTCTCTAGATGCTCTTTAGTCTTAGCATCATATGGTTTACCTTGAAACTTAAGTTTCTTTACAATCTCCATAAACTCTCCTGCCTCAGCAGACATACCTGACGCAGCAGTATCAAGACGTTGAATTTTACATCCTTGTTTCTTCAACTCAGCATATCTCTCCATCAATACTTGGAAGTCTTTACTTGGGTTAGATGTAACTCTGTCTACAAACTCAGTATACTTATCTAAGTCAACCTCAAACTTCTTAGGACCTTCTGCTTTTGCTTTCTCTCTCTCCTCTAGTTTCTTATCTAGTTTCTTCTTAGACTGAGGTGCACTACCCATCTTCTTACCCATTTCTTCGGGTGATTTAGCAGTATCTTCCTCAGTCTTTTTTACTTTCTCTTGTGCTTCATCTACTTTGTCTCTAGCAGCACTATTGATACGCTCTGCAGCAGCATCTTGGTCACCCTTCTTAGGGTCAAATTGGTTAGTAAAGTCAGCCATTAAATTTTAAAATCGTCAAATTGTTTTGCAGGATTTGCTTTAGGTGGGTTGAATTGATTAGGCTCAATTCCAGAATCAATGATGTCCTGTTGTGCATTCTGGTCACAATCATACAACCTCATCTTCTGTCTGTCAATACCCAACACAAATCTTTTGTATACAGTGGGGTCATTATATCTATTCTTCAACTGCTTGACCATAATTTGATTCAACTCTTCCATATCTTCTGTAGATATGAGAGCAAACATCAAGTCAGCAGTTGCAGGAAGACCAAATGATTCACTGGTGTCAGTAATCTCTACGTTAGAGTTACCGTAACCAGACCTAGTAGTCTGTGTAGCAGATAGGATAGGCACGTTATACTCTCCTGCTAATCCACGTAACTCTTCTGCTATTGCTTTCACATATGTGTATGAGTTTACAATCGTGCCTTTGTATCTACTACTAGCACATATGTTTAGATAGTCTACAAATATAATCTCAGGATGAAATCCTTTCTTCAATGACAACTCATTCAAGAGTGCTTTAAAGTGACCTACATGTGCAGATGCTGTAGGGTATTCTTTAATAACAAGTTTACCCTGTGTCTTTTTCTTCAACACATCTATCTTAGCACGATACTTTTGTTTTGTCAGTAAGGGGTCTTGGAGTTGTTGGATTGGGATGTCAAGGAGGTTGGCATCAATTCGCTCTGCAATCTTCTCCTCTGCCATTTCACATGTAATGTAGAGAACGTTGCGCCCCTGTAAGAGACAGGAACTAGCGACATGGCACATGAATAAAGACTTCCCGACACCCGTACCAGCAAGAGCGATGTTGAGAGTCTTATTAGGGAGACCACCTTTGGTAATTTTGTTAAGGTAGTCCAAATCAAATGGGACTTTTTCTTCTTTTCTATGGTAGAAATCGTATCTGTCATCAGAGTCTGAAATGTAATCATGTCCGACGGATTCATCAAAGCACACACCTAGTGCGTCAGACATAATGCTAGGTATAGCATCCTTTGTACGTGTTTTATCTTGTCCGTCAGCAATCTTAACGGACTCCATCAGTGCTAAGTATATAGCACGCTCCTTACACCATTTCTCAGTAGTGTCAACTAACCATTCATCATTGTAATGGTCTCTATCAAGGTTATCTAAGAAACTTTCAATGTCTCTATAGATGTCATCAGTAATATCTTTTCTCTTTTCTATCTCAATCTTTAGAGCGTTAGGCTCAGGTGTAGTATCAAACTTACTAATGTATTCACTAAGCGTTTCAAAGAGGACACGATTAGTAAATGCATCAAAGTATTCTGGCTTTACAAATGGTAAAACCTTTCTTGCATAATCTTCTTTTAGAATAAGTTTACTTAGTGCTACTTCTTCTATCTTAAGGCTCATCTGTAAAAAATAAAACTTGGTTGAAACGTTTGACTGGGGAGTAGTAAATATCTGCTCCGTGATAAAATTTCTTTCCGTTGAATAATACGAGTCTATTGTACTTGCCCTCGAATGTCAACAGCAATTCATAATCTTCTTTAGACCGCCATGGTCTAACATGCTCTGGTATTGACCTTATGTCTTCAACTTCAAAAGGATTAGGTGTGGCATATAAGTTAGTGCCTGTCCCTTCAAAATATATCAGTGCTGTATACCCTGCATCTAGATGTGGATACCAGTAGTTATCTACATGGTCTGTGCCTTCATATTCAAAGACATTGCTAAGACAATCAGGACCTGACCCATGATATTTTGCACCACATATACCAAGTAAATAATCTCCAACTTCCCAGAGGTCTTCATCAGGAAAGTGATGTCTCATGTCATGGAATAACTTACCATTGTAACCTGGGTCGTCTTCCTTATGATATCTTAATTCATTACTCCAAAATAAATCTTCAACCTCCTCAGGATGCTTGTAGAAATCATCAATGATATACACTGGTGACCCCTGCACATGCGATACCATTGGTGGGTGAGTATTAAATTCAAACATAGTGTAAGTATGTCGTTATCATATACTTATCATCGGTTGAAGGTGGTAAATCTGAGTATGGGTATTGCCATGATGATGGAAACATCATTATCCTACCAGTCCTCGCAGTTACCTTGTAGTCTAGAGTGTCAAAATAAACTCCCTCCTCACTATCATTTAAGAAGATAACAAAGGTAGCAAATCTACGAGCAGAATCATAGTTACCCACGTCGATATGTGTAGGAAAACTATCTCCATCCTCTGCAGAGAATTTGTGCATCTTGATTTGCTCTAGACTATTCTCTGTTGGCCACAGTTTATCTACCTTGACCTCCATAGCATACTGCTGTGCAGATGCCCTGATTGCTCTAATGGTTTCAGATTGCACAACACTCCAGTCATGGTCTTTATCTTTTTCAGACCTGATGGTCATGTTGAGTGATGACATCTGTGGTTTTTCTAGACGCACAACAGAGTCGTCTTTGTTAAACAATTCTATAGCATTCCTACACACGTTAGGGTCTACTATATCATCGTAAACTTTTATAAATTCTCTAAGTTCCATAAGTAAACTCTTTCTTTGCAGCATCATCTAGTTGCTGCATCACTCCTTCGGTGAAGTATTTGTCAGGGTTGGCAAGAATAGCAGAAGGATAAACGGAAGATTCACCAACAACAATCCTATTACCCCGCTTCTGGAAGACTCCATACTTTTCACCCAATTCCAGTAGCCCGTAATACTTGTCCAATCCACGCTCATCGTAGAAGAGTCTAGTTGTAATAAGTGCATTTTCTTTTGTTAACCTCGACTTAGCTGTTTTACATTTTATTAAATTACCAATCACTTCTTTTCCATCTTTCTCTTTACTCTTGGAAAGATAGATGATTGTGCTTGCAGCGTATTTAAGACCACTGCCTCCACCCATTTCTTTTGTAGGTATATAAGCACCCACTACATCATATGTATGGTTTGTGACAAGTAGAGGGACATTCGCTTTACCCAACTTAAGGGTTAGCACACGGAAGATTGACTTAACAATCTGTGCTCTAGTCATGTCTCTTGTCTCTTTTCCTGCCTCAGCATCCTCTACTTCTTTAGTAGTAGATAACATACCAAGAGAGTCTAATACAAACATCATAGGTTTGCGTTGCTCCTCAGGTTGTGATAGATACTTATCAAGAATCTTTAGTGACTGTGTGCGAAACTCCTGCACTGTGGTGACAGGCACAACAACCATACGATTGGCATCGATGTTACGAGACTCAATCATTTCTTTTGATATTGCAGACTCAGACTCAAAGTAAATTACTCCTGCATCTTTATCTTTCTCAAGATAGTGTTTGACTATACTCAAGCAAAAGAATGTCTTACCAGTAGAAGACTCACCCGCAATAGCAGTAATTTTATTAGAAGGTATACCTCCATAGATTGACCCAGATACAAGTCCATTAAAAATGTAACTACCTGTGTCTACAAACGATGAGTTATCTACATCATCTGATACTACTGTTGCATATTCATTGCCAATTTCTTTGACAATATCTTTTAGAAAACTCATTTCCATCTAAGTGTTTTTAAATATTGTAGCACGTCATCCCTGACGTCCATAAGCTCTTGGTAACAATCTTGGTTACGAGCACATTGACGAAGTTTCTCGTCTGGTTTGTAGACTGATTCAGTAAATAAATCTACTCCACGATTCCATTTGTCTTTTGATTCCTCTAACTCCATAGTGCCTCCAATGTGTTGGTTTTTTCTGCGTCCCATCCAAGAGTGTCAAGTATTACTTGTAACGGTTGGAGGAAACTCTTTGTGAATTGTAATTCATAATCAATACTTCCATTCAAACCCAACTCGGGTGGTAATGTTTGGAAGAAAGATACTACATTCTCATTAATTTTATTGGGGGTGTTGAGCATGACATACTTTACCTTCTCACCTTCTTGAATGAGAGGATACTTGTGTGTCAACTTTTTCTTCTTGACCCAATAATTATACAGCAGAGCACCACGCACATGCATGGGGCATCCTTTACCATATATTGTAGCAGGGGATGAATTCTTTGCAATGTTATTACAACCACGAGGGAATGCTATTTCCTCAGGTGTCATTGATTCAAACTCCTTTCTAAATTTATCAATGTAATCCTGCACATCGGACTCATTTCCTGACATGATGACATTTAGTGCTTCTTTAATAGCACTTCTACATGGAGCAGGAGTCGATGACTTCACTGCTTCAATACCCATCATCTTCAGTTTGGGTTTGTCATACTGGACACCCTCACTATTCCATACGTTAAGAATATATCTTTTCTTAGCAGTCCAGATACCCTTGTTAGCGATATTCTCTCGCTTCATGACCATCTTCTGCTCGTATGCATTTACATAGGAGGACAACTCTTGGTAAGAACTCTCAATATACTTTTCAAATTCCACCTGACACACCTTGTCAAGGAACCGCACAATGCTCTCACCATCCTTCTTTCGCTCCTTGTATACAGCTTCAACCATAGGACCCAAGTTGAGGTAGATACTATCAGTATCACTAGCAATGACGTAATCATAATCATCTGTCTTTAATAGTTTGTTAAGATAAGTATTCATCTTATTCTCTATCCATCGGATAGATACCTGACCAGACAATGTAATTGCCTCAGCATTGGCAAGATTATAATACCTAAAGTATTGGTTACCGATAGCACCATAGGCAGAGTTGAGTTGAATCTTCCTTGCCATCTGGATGTTATTAAACTTAGAGATATCTCTTCTCAGTTTATCGGTGGGGGACTTCTCATACTCCTGCTTGGAAGCAAGCATTCGTTTCTTGTAGATAGTCCTTTCATCATAGATTCTTTGCATAATCTCTGGTAGGAAACCATGAATGTCTCTACGATACTGTGCACCATTAGCACATACAGCATAGTCACCATCAATATCTACTTCTTGATTGAGTAATTTATCTACGGTAACTGTAGGGTGACGCTCATCAACTAAGGTTTCTGGTGAGATGTTGTACTGCATGATGAGATGAGGATATAGAGAGTTAAGGTCAAAACTAACAACCCAATCGTACATACCTGGCTCAGGCTCTTTAACATACGCTCCTGCATACTTTTCATCTTTCTTAGTTGATTGACGAGGTGGGACGACGATATTTCTTTTCTTCAAGTCATTATATATGAGGGTGTCCCACATACGGACTTGAGAATATACATCCTCGAAGTTTACTTTAGCATCGAATGCCATAGTAACTGCCAACTCGATGAGTTTCATCTTGTCTTCTAGTTGGTCAACCAGATTCACGTCATGGATGTTGTATTCCACGAAGCGTTGCCAGTCTGACGTATAGAAGTCTTTAAAGTTTTCATACTCACTGTGGTCAAGTTTCTTATCGTCCAATTCAACCATAGCAATATGGTCTAGACGATAGGACTCTTGGTTTGTGTAGGTAAACTTCTTATAGAGGTCAAGGTAATCGAGAATGGATACACCACAGATATCATATGCAATTTGTTTCCTACCTTGCACAATAAACTCTCTGTCAATAACCCTATTCCAAGGCGACAGAGACTTCTTCCACTTCTCACCTAGCACTCTCTCCATACGACGACAGATGTATGGGATATCATACAGGTTGTTATTCCAACCAGTAATAATGTCAGGAGTATTATCAGACCACCACTTGTGGAAGTCTTGTAGCATCTCCTGCTCTGTCCAGAATACCCTATACTCTACACCTTCGGGAGGAGTAAACTCTCTTGTGCCCCAAGTAACAATCTTCTTAGTATTGAAGTCTTTAATTGTAAGGCATAACATTTCCTCAGCAGATGCTTGCACATCAGGGAAACCATTTTCACATGCGACCTCGATGTCAATCGTATAGATTTTCATCATGGACATATCATAATCAATATCAGTGGGAAACTTCTGATTGATATGTTGGTAGACAAAACGCTCATACCCATGCACCTCTAGTCCATCAGTATTCTCGTATTGTTTTAAGACCTCTCTTGCCTCACGTGCACCACTAAACTGTTTCTTGTAGGCACGACGTCCATCTAGAGTTTTAAACTTTGTAGGTTTGGATTGTGCTTTAGGCACAAAAAACAAAACAGGTGATGACCTATCACGATACTGCACACGTTGACCATGCTCGTATCCACGATAAAGGATATCATCACCGAGTAAAACTAGGTTAGTATAAAACTTACTCATTCACAAGTTTCTTATATTTTTTTACTATCACCTGTGTAGGGTCTAGGATAGACATGACATCAGTAGTGTTTAGAAACACATACCTCTGGTCAGTATGGAGAGGATATGGGAGTAACTCAGAGTCTCTATCGACTTGGAAACAATCTTCTAGCAAGATGCTAGGCTCCTCATCCATCTCCTGCACTTTCCCCAACAAGTAGGTCTGCGGGTGGTGTTTGAGAATAATCAATTTTAGCATCGTCTGTTTTTAGTTTCTTAAATTTCTCAAGGACATCTTGGTATCCTTGCATCACTCTCTCATGTGGGTCAGAAATTGCTACCACAGATAATAGTGTAACAAGATTTCTTCCTTTAGTCAAGGGAGACCACGGAAAGAATTGTATTTGCATATCTTGTAGAGATTCAATAGGGTCTACATTTTCCTCTTGGAAATAGTCCTCAGGATTTTGCATGATTTGAATAGTAAATGCTTCTTCAAATTCATATGCTAGTGCCTTAGTTGACTCAGGACTCTCACGAATCTCTTTGATATCAGCGATTACGTCTTCCCCGCTTTGCATTCTTGCTATTTTTATGGCCATAATCGGTCTCCATTAGGTTGTCAAAAGTTGTTGTCGCCAAATCTTTAAATGCTTTTCTTGCAGATACATTTTTTTCGTCTGCAAGGATGTGGACATACTGCATAAAGACATCTGTCATGTCTGTTGGGACGTCTATTGTTACAGTATCACTCCGTTTAGAATATGGTGGACAAAAATTTACATAAAGATTCATAATTCTCCAAAGAAAAAGAGACCTCTGCGGTCTCTTCAATTTATCATTATATAGGTATAATAAAAGAGGGTGGTTGGATTCCTGTATACCAACAAGAGGAGGGCATTTCTACAGTTTAGAATTACTCCTCTGCCTGAGACCCGATTGGTCATCGGTTCTGCCCCTGCGGACAGCAGCACCACCTGTGTCTCATCACCTTAACCAGCTATATGCCAGTAAGTTTATTCAGTCACACCCGACGTAAGCGTCCTTACTCTAATATATTAACAGCATCTTCGCATTGTGTCAACCCCTTATGAAAATTAATATGCATTGCCTCGATAAGGACAAGAGACCCTACGATAATTAAATTACATACGGTCAGAGGATGCCTAAGATATTTCATATACTTTTCTTTTCTGCTTCTCAGGGACAATTTTTGTCAAGCGAATAGCAAGTAGTCCGTCTTTGTATGTGACGTCACCTACCTCAACATCATCTGAGATGTTGAAACTCCTAGAGAATGACCTCTTCGCTACACCTCTATGTATGAATTCATCCTCAGAGTCTTTTTCTGATTTAGACTTCACACATAAGACGTTTGTCTCTGTGCTGATTTCTATTTCGTCTCTACTCCATCCTGCTAGTGCCATCTCTACCCTCCACTTTGTATCCGATTCTTTTACCACGTTGTATGGTGGATACTGTGGGGCGACTTGTCCGTAGGATAGCATCCTATTAAATAAGTCATCGTAACCGACACTGTATGTAGAAACAGCATCGAAAATTTTGTCCAAGTCTTTGGACGTATACCTTGAAAGTGTCATAGTTCTCCTTAGTAAGCGAGTTAATTGTGTCCCCGAAGGCGACACTACTATTTAACCATGAAGTAATATTACTGCCTACAGCACTAACCGTACCTATTGTTACAGAAATCCGTAATAATTACTATGCTAAATAGGCTTAGGATAATATTTGGTAAACCCAAAATGAAAAAAGCATTAGTCTTTTTTGGTATGGTCGGATTGCTAAGTCCTTTGGCAGCACGTGCTGACATCACACACAAACTACAAAGTAGTGTGCAGTTGACAGTGAATGCTCCCGCCACACAGGTACAACGTATAGGCACATCATATGCTGTGTCAGGTAACAACGTTACCACTACGTATACACCTGACGGTGGTAGTGCGACTTCATCCGTAGGTAGTTTGACAATAGCGTCAGGTGTTGGCTCGATTCCAACATTGTCAGCATCAGTAGCAACAGCAGGGGAAAGTTTCAGCTTTGCTCAGTCATTCACCCAAGGTGATGCTCTAAGTTCAAATGCACCCACAGTAGGTGCTGTCAGTAACTTTAGTGACCAAACAAGTACTGCAGCAGGAACCGTAAGTAACTTAGCAGGTACTATTGACTCATCAGGCACTATCACAGTGACAGCTGGTGGAGCAGGCACAGTAGCTGTAGGACAATTTAGTAGCGAATTCAGTTTTAGATAGTAATGTTGAAGAAGGTAGCGATAGGCATGTTACTTCTGTGTAGCAGTGCTGCACAAGCAGTGCCTGTCGTACCAAACTTCCAACAAGGACAGATGACGTCTCACACTGAGACAACTTCTGAGACCGTTGAGACAATCAACAGCTATGATTATAACTCAGGCTATACCTACAGTATCAGTGGGCATGGTGTAAGACCCCAAGACAATGGGGATATCTTACCTAGTAGTTTAGACTCTACTACCAATACTATTAACGGAGTGACTTCGACATGGACTGGTTTAGACCTTTCAGCAACAAACAAACCAAATTGGGTTCAAGCAACCCCAGGTGGAAACTTCAGCATGATGGAAAATTACAGAGCCCCAGGTCTGCAGAATCACACCATCATACAAAGAACAACCACCATACAAAGCGTAACAGATACCACAAGTATCTTTACCCAGTAATTGCTCTAGTAATGGCGACACCTGTGAATGCCGAGACTGTCGGAGGTGTCAGTGCGACTGCAAATCCAATCGCCAATTCTTCAGGCTCAGTCACCAATCAAGCTATACAAGTTTTACAAGGTCCGTATATCCAAAATGGGTATGGAGATGGTATAGTATGTCAAGGACCTACCCTCAATTTTACCCCTTATGTTACACGAAGTACTTCTTGGCAGTTCCCCTATGAGAGTTGGTATGCTGATCCTGTATATAATATGCTTGACCTCGTCGGTGACACTGACGCTTCTGGCAACGCTATTCCAGATGGGATTCCTGACAACCCAGGAGAAATCCTCTACTACAGAGACGTAAGGACTGGACAGAAAGATAACTATAACTGGAATGCAGGATTCTCTGCAACCTTATCTTGGCCACTAGATAAGAAAGCACAAGACCTTTGTAAGGAAGCAGCAGAAAGTCATAATGCTCTGCGTGCACAGATGGTATCCAATAGAAGATTAGAATTTGAGCTCACAAGATTATCTAAATGTGGTGAGCTAGCACAGAAAGGTATTATATTTCATCCAAAGTCACCATACCATGCGATATGTGCTGACGTAATGGCAAACACACAGATATTACAGTCCACTCCACACGTTCACTCTATCCCCTCGACTTCTTCACAATCTTTGAAGGACCTAGAGATTTCGATTGGCGATACTGATTAGTTATTATCTCTTGTCTAGACAGTTTTCTAGGTGTTTTACCTAACTTCTTTTGTATAGTCGTAGTGAGTTTTTTAATGACTGGTTTTATAACTCTCAACAGTAATGGTGTTGCAGCAGCAGATGCTGTAGCTACCACTGCTATCGCTGCTGTGGTGCTGACCTGATTTGTAGAAGGGAGATATTTCTCAGCAACAGTAGTGTCCTCATACAATACCACACAGGTAGTGCCCTGTAGCTCATGACCTATGACTTTCTCACTACCATCCTGTGTTAAGTCACCCACTCGCGGCTGATTAGGTGCAGGACACTCAGTCTCCTCTGTTGGAGGAATCGGTGGTACCTCTGGTGTATTTAACTCTGGTGTAGGTGGTGGGTCTAACTTAGGTGCTTCTACAGGTGGTGCAATATACTCTAACTCATCAGGATTGTAGTCCATAGAATCAAAGGATGGCATTCCTGCATCACAGAAGACTTGGACTTTATCTGGGTCGTCTTTCTTTAGTTGCTCTCTGTTTGATTCATGTGCAGTAACACAACCTGGGTATTGTATGACAGGGACACCTACTTGTTGTGTAATAGGTACAAGAGGAAATGGCACAACAGGCTCAGACTGTAACCAGTTAGGTGTGTATATGTTAGGGACAGTCTGTGTGCTAGTCTGTGGTATTACAATCGATTGAATTTCCATAGGTCGCTACCAAAACAACTCGACGTTTTTTCTTTGGTCTTTCATAGTTATGAATACCAGAGAATATAACAATGTCATCTTCTTTAGGGTCATGCACCTCATTACCTACAAAAGTTTTACCACCCGCATCAGTTAAATATATTATTAAATTTTTGTGTGGAAACTCATGGTCAACGTGTGGTGCTATGCATCCATCTTGTGCAGGCATAGAATTTGCATTCATCCTGTATATTATATCTATAGGTAAATTATTGAATTCAAATATTTGTTGTATAACTGTATGAAATAAGTCTATATGTTCTGAGCGTACACTAGGATAGAGACACCTGTCAGGTCTCTCTAAAAATACATGAGAGTAAAAATAATAACCCTCTTCTGATTCGTTAGGATTGGTTTCGTAAAACCAAGAAAATTCTTTTCCTAATACTAATTCCTTTAACTGATAGTATTCATCAGTTAGTGGATTTAGTATCTGGGTCATCACATGCTTCATTAAATTCAGTTGCTATTTGTCCACCAACTTTTGCACCTTGGTCAGCACCACCTAGTGCAACTAAACCGCCCAAGACAGGTCCTATAAATGGTATACCGACGAGTGAGGGAGATGCAGCAGCACCTATACTAGCACCGACCACTCTTCCTGTCGCTGCTCCACCACCTTCCGCCTTTATACACGCTACATTTAATGCTTGGGCTGCTGTCTTTCCCACAGCACCTACACCTGTATGTGTAGCACCATCCATAGTGTATTGCTCTGCTATTTGTTTATCGTATTTCTTAAACAGACCCTTATCCTTTATGGAAGTAGTCTTATACATGGTCTTAGGGTCGTTAGCTTGGTAACTCATCTTGTAACCATTCTCGTCCTTTGATATTGCAAAGGATGTATAAGGTCCTACAGGTGGAAGGTCAGGTCCTGTTTGTCTAGACGCAATGATACCTATCATCCCTAGATGGGAGATACCTACAAGAGCACCTAGACTAATACCAAACCACTTATTCATTTTAGAAACCTAGTGGTTTAATAGGTAATGCAGGTCCTGTTGCATCAGGTAAAGACTTCATGATACCTCCACCAATATCAGGCATAACTGCTTCCATTACCTTACTCTTGATGCCATCGACAATAGCATCCTTTCTGATGAATACATATCCACCAATACCGACTACTCCTAGTGCTACTACACCTGAGAAGATAGCGATTCCATTAATAATTTTTTGCATGATGTTTACTTATCGTTT